AGCGAGAGCAAATGATCGGTCTTGAAATTAAACAAGGTACATTACCAGTATTGGAGGCAGTATGAGTATTTTAGATATTTATGAAATAAAGCAAAGTTTTGATAATGCTAGAGATTACACTGGTGAATTAAATTATCCAAACGCTACAATAAATGATTGCTTGAAGATATTAAAGAATGAGCTTTCTGCTAAAACACTTGATATGGATTCGATTGCTCGAACTGTTAAAATTTTAGATTCTCATTTAGATACTTCTTACCATTGGTGGAGGTTTTATAGACTCAATGAAAAGCTTAATGAGTTGTTCAACTTAAACCTTACTTTGAGGAGTATGCCATAATGGGACACGTTTATTTTACTGATGAACAAAGAGAGTTCATAGCTTCGACTTTGTATTATTATCATAGCCGATATTTGATGAGTCCAAGAGACAAAGTATTATATAACAAAATACTGAGTAACTTAGGATCACCAAAGAGTACTGGCAGTCCATGGAATGGTTATTATCCATACATTTATGGGGATCTTGAAAAAGATCTCCACAAAGGTAAATTTGGGAGTTTAGAAGATTATAACAAAGCTGTCGAAAAAGGTACAAGCAAACATGGTGTCAAAATGGCTAAATACTGTTGGTTTGTAGAAACAGAAGTCCCACCTTACCACGAAAAAAGAGTACTCGCACGATAAAGACAGGGGCAGAAATGCCCCAATGTCTCATCTAAACACTTTTCACATTTTAAATACATAAAACTCCATCATAATGTCATAATGTCATAGAATTGCTTGTAATGCACTGTGAGACTTGAATCATGGGTATGATATTTCGATTTCAAATATGATATATCAAGTTGATAGATAAAGGGTCGTGAGAAAGATTTTATGATATGATTACATAAATTCATTTTAAAATTACATTGTATTTGGTAAGATTTGTGATATCATACAGTTTGAAAGTATGAATAGGACAAATTGATGAGAGACCTTGAGTATACTCCAGTTTTGCCATCAGAGTGTGGAAATTACTGGATCGCCCCAGATGGTAAGAGACATAGACCACTATTACCAAAGCACAAAAAGTTTTGTAGACTATATGTTGAAGGAATGTCTGCTGCCAAAGCAGCAAGAAAATCAGGCTTTACCAAAGACATGATTGGCTCAAAAGTTCAAGGTTCTGCAATGCTTCGCAAAAACCCATTAGTTGCAAATTTCATTATCGAACTTTTGGATAAACAAAACCAAAGGGCAGAAGTCAGTGTTGACTCACATCTAACAGAACTTTCCCATTTGCGTGACGAAGCGAAGGATTCAGGGCAAATTGCTGCTGCGATCTCTGCTGAGGTGTCGAGAGGAAAGGTTGCAGGACTCTATATTGATCGTAAGGAAGTAATGGTATCAAAGATGGAGACTATGTCATCAGAAGATCTTATTTCAAGGATAAAGCAAATTGTTGATGGGAGCAACATAAAAACAATCAATCATGAAGACGGAGAAAGCATTATACCAAGCATTGAAAACCAACCTGCCGAAAGTTCATTGGCAAAGGATTGAGGTTGGCTCATTAGGGACAGGGGTTCCTGATGTCAATGCATGTTGGCAAGGCAAAGAAGTTTGGATTGAACTCAAACTCGGTTCGCCTCAGTCAATCAATCTCTCGCCTCAACAATGCGCATGGCACATGCGTAGAGCAAATGCAGGTGGTGTTTCATGGATCCTTTCATATCACCATTCAAAACGAGAAATTTGGTTAATACCAGGAATCGAGTCAATCAGTTTGAGAGAGCGTAACCTTTCATCATCAGACCTGATTCATCATCAAACTTCACCTTTTGATTGGAAAGTATTAATTAAGAAAATTTGTATGATTGATTGACTCGCAGGCACAGAGTGATTGATTGACTGATCGAAAGCTACGATAAAAAAGTTTTGTAAATGATAATAAAACGCTTTACTATAGTAAAACTTTCGTATAGAATAATGGTATAACTTAAATATTTATAGAAAGGAAGAAAGTTATGACTAAAGCAAAAAAAGTTGCGAAAACAACAGAAACTAAGAATAGCCCAGTTGGTAATTCAGGGATCCCTGCACCAGCTAAGAATGGTTTCAATAACAGAAAAGTAAAGTTATTGACTAAGGCGATCGAGAATAGAAAGATTGCCACTCAGGCGATGGTTATTCTCACTACTCTTGAGAAGCTTGGAGGATCTGCCACTCAAGAGGAAGTTGTAAATGGATTAGTTGAGAATGGTTTACGAACTGTTCAAAGTCCTAAGAGGATTTATGACTTCTACAGAAAAATGTTAACCGAAGCTGGTTACATTAAACTCGACGCTTAATGATCGAGGGAGCTTCGGCTCCCTCTTTTTTTCGCCTAGTCACAATGATTGACTGACTGGCTCCTTCATCATCATCCTTCATCATCATTCATCATCTTTCAAATCATCAATTATATTTATAGTTTGAGTACATACATACAACCAGAGAATGATTGATTGATCGATCGATCGATACAGAGATACAGAGATACAGAGATACAGAGATACAGAGATACAGAGAAAGTTTTTTTAAAAATTATTATTTCCGAAAAAGAAATAGTTATTTTCCGAAAAAGAAATAATAAAAGCTTTACTTTAGTAAATATTACTATATATTAATAGTTAAGGGGCTAGGTGGTCTAGCCCCTATAACTAGTCAAGAAAGGTAGAAATTATGACTAAAGATAATAATAAGGTGGCTACTAGCCCTAATAATAACGACCAGGTACTTAAGGCTATACTTAACGTACCTACACCTACTAAAGGTGGTAAGGCGTCTACATACGCCTTAAATGAGGGCGTAGCTGATATGTTAGCTACTAAGCCATTACCTAGACAAGCTAAGATAATAGTTAATACTATAGCTAAGTTAGGTGGTAAGGTTACTCATAGTGAGTTAGTAGCTGAACTTAGGGCTAATAATAAAGGTGGTGATGATAATTACGACCTTAAGGCTAATCAGCCCGTAGATAGAGTACTAAGCTACTATAATCAACGTTTAGGGGGCTATGGTAAAGACTATGGGGGCGTAAACGCTACTAAGTATTTACTTATAAAGTAACCTACTAAAGGGGCTAATTACTAGCCCCTTTTTTATTACCTACTAGATGATAATGATAATCATTATCAGCGTGATAATCATTATCAATACCCCCTATTACTAGGGGCTATATATAAGGGGCTACCCCCCTAAATAAAACTTAACATCTTTATATTAGCACTAAAGTGCAAGGCTCTCAGCCGATATCTCAAAAATTTTGGGATAGGAACCTTCTAAAGGCTTTTATTTTTTCAAAAAATAGTTTATATGTAAAATATGGTTAATGACTCTAACAGAGACGATCCATCATTTGATATAGGTTTTCAGGGACTAGCGAGTCTAGGCGATCCTGGAATTGGTCCAGTTGACATTGGTGGTAATATTCCAAACACATTTGGAAGCATGCCAGGAAATACACCAACAACTATGGGTTTAACACAAGCAGCGATTCAAGGTTTAGGAGCCTCACCAGATGTTCAAATAAGTGGGTTAGGAGGAGTTCCGAGACCAGGAGTTTCTGATAGGAAGCCTATGGCTCAAGGTATGTCTTTTCAAGATTTTTTAAGAAACCAGTTTCAAGAACCAAAAGATTTTGTCAAATTTGGCACAGGTGTTTTATCTTTTCTTCCTACCCCTGTACAACCTTTTGCTCAAGTTTTATCAAAAGGATTAACTTTAGGTGATATAAGCGACGCTGTACAAGGCAAAGGTACAGGAATCATGCAAACTGCAGCAGATACATTTAGTAGTTTCGATTTAGGAGCAATTACAAAAAAACTTGCAGATATAGCAACACAAAATGAACCATCTCAATAATTTAACAGACGTAGAAAAATTTATATCTACAACAGATTTAACAACTTTAAAACGTGATGAATTATTAGAATTAAATTTAATAACGGATGAATTAAAACGAAGAAAGCTTCAAGGAGAATGCCGAGAAAATTTTTTAACCTTTGTTAGAACAATGTGGAGTTCGTTTATCGAAGGAGCACATCACCGAATTATGTGCGAACAATTTAATAAAATCGCAAAAGGTGAATTAAAACGAGTAATTATTAATATGGCACCACGACATTCGAAGTCAGAAATGTCTTCTTATATGCTTCCATCATGGCTTTTAGGTATTCGACCTGATTTAAAAATAATCCAAGCAACACATACAGGTGAACTTGCTGTACGTTTCGGTAGAAAAGTTAGAGATTTAGTTGATACGAGAGAATATAAAGAAATTTTTCCTAATGTTTCGTTACGTGCTGACTCAAAAGCAGCAGGTCGATGGGAAACAACCGA